TCCATGGCTTGATTGGTTTCGGCCAGTTCTTGAGGTGTCATCCGCCCTCTACCTTTCTGAGAGCGTTTGACTTGCTTCTCTGCCCGAATGGCGAAGAAGATGCATAAGGCTGCCAGTGTAAGAACTACCAGCAGGACGGCAAGATCCACCCAATCGTGAATCACTGAGTTGTAGAAATCAAGCATGGTGACATTGCTCCAGGTCAAGTTTGGGATACGAGTCGGTTCACTTTGGTTTTCATTTAAGTCTACTGGTGAATTGGTTAGTCATTACAGCGCTTCACCTTTTTTCGTTGATTCGGGCATACAGCTGCCGAGCCATCCGAGCAGGCGCTTCATTTCTGGACTATTTCTGAATGTGCTCATTGATTATCTCCTTTCTAAAGCCCTTGTCTATGTCGCTTTATATATGGGCGCTGGCTGGTCAAAGCAGAATCTCGTCATCGATTTCCCTCGTTTTGATTTTCTTTTCTTCAATAAGCGTATTCAATTGCTCTAAAACTTCTTTATTATTGCCTTCCAAGCCTAAAGAGCTATAAAGGTATTCAATTGTTTTATCTTTTGTTTCGATACTATTTTTAACTCTAAGACGAAGATCATTTTTAAGGTTCAAAAGACTAAGCAGTTCAAGCGATTTGTTCGATATTGTCATTATTAAGCTCCTTGTAAATTACTTCCAATTGATACGTAGGGTCATTTCTTATCGAAAGGGCAATCCCTATCAGCTATTTCGTCACGCACAGTACGTAACCAAAGATACAGATTAGCGTTTTTGTCAAGCACTACCTTAGAACCGTCTGGACAATAGAGATACATTTTTTTCAATATTTGAGCTAAACTACCGACAACTTCACTCCTATACGCAACATGAGAAAGATAGCCTTCGAAAAGACTGGGTTCTTGAACAATAGTCCACTCATAAAACATGCTTATAATACTTTTCTTTTTCACAGTTTGTATTCCTTATGCTTACGCTCTAGTATACGGAGCAATGTTTTGACCCAAACACGCTCAACTGAATCATCACTGTCTCCGTATTCGTGCCATACAGTCATATTGCTCGCGTTTCCGAGCGCTTCACCGTTATGATGCAAAATAGCTGTTTCGGGGTCATAATTCGAGTTGACTGTAAGAGACCAACCTTCGAATGTGCTAACCAGCTCTTGTCCATCGCCTGCAGAAACAGCATGTGGCGCTTTACTGTCAAATGCTTGGTGTTCACAAGCCTTATTTTTTAAATCTTCGTGTACTTTAGATAGCCATGTATAAGTAGGACCGTAATTTCCAAAAACTATATGAGTACCCTCTGCTAGCGTGATTTCTTTAAGATTAACAGCACTTTCAAGTGTGCTGACCCGGTTGCCGTCTCTGACTAAAAAGTATTCTACTTCGCTTCCTATCGTTTCTCTCTCTATTGACCACCCGCCGAATGTAGAAATTATATATTTGTTAGACATTTCTTGTTTCCTTGGTTTTTGCTCGGCTTTCAATTGACAATGACTGCAAAGTAACTTAGAGCCATCAGGCCCAGGCACTCCACATTTAACTAAAATCAAACGGTAAGTCCACCCTTCAGGGATATACATCTCAACATTTCGATTGCATTTTGTCACATTTCACCCCAAGCTAGGAGTTCAGCGCTATTAATGGCACGATTCTTTGCAGCATTCATTGACTCTGCTACGCGTACGCTCCTATCGCCAAGACTGCCCCCATCTTTCAGCTGAAGTTCTCGACTTTTACGCTTTGCCTCATTGAGAGATTTGCCAGAAAACACTGGTGCGAACCCAACGTTTGCATGCACAATATTCATACCGATACGAAAATACTTTGTAGTCTTCATAATTATGTCCTTTGTTTAGATTTTTAAGCTTTCAATTATCTCTAATATCTCAGTATTGTATACTCTTAAGACTTCAGAAGGCATAGCTTTCTTGCTCATCAATCTATTTGCGTGGTTATATGCCTCTATCGTTTCTCTTTTAAGTAGCTTTTTTATATCCCATAGCTGTTGCTCTTGTAGATCTCCCGATGGTGTTTCTATCTCTGGTGCAACCGTATTTTCTACTTGTTGCATGGCCCAGTCAAGAGTACCTATAGGCATTTCATCAATAACTTCATTAATGTCTTTTTCTAAGTTATTATGGCTGTACATCTTTTTGAAAAGTAATACTTGATCCTCGTTTAAATCGACTAGATTAGTTTTAAGATAATCTCTTGCGAACTGTTCAATGCGCTTATTCATTGTTTACTCCGTTATATGCAAGTTCATAGAGAATACGTGTTACTTAAAATCACGCAAGAAAGAATCTATTTCTGCAAGGCTCTCGTAGGAATTGTTCAATCTAATAGTCTTGTTAGCTATACCGCTGTGCTTAATGATTGTGTATCCTATAGATTCAGGGTTCATTTCAAAAGGAACTCCTCTTCTTTCTAATTCACGTATAAAGTAAGGTATACAAACAGAATTAGGTGAATCTAGCCGTTTTTTAATAAAATATTTAATAGCATTTTCAAGATGCTTTGAATGTAGATCTTTTATCTCTACTGTCTCGCCGTCGGTTAACCATAAACCGTTTCCTAAGAACCATACCGCCTTTCTTACTTTAGCGGTAAAAGCCTGTTCACTCAGTTCGACGCCTGTCTTCATGATTAAAGCCTCTCATATGATACATAGTCTATACGATCGTAAGCAGCAACAACAGGAACTGTCTCGTCTACCTTATATTGCATAGTTATTGGAAACTGTATACGATACAAAACACAGCCTTTTACAGCTACTTGATTTGATTTTACATGTAAATCTTTTTTCCTTTGGTTCAATAGGCAAATTAAAAGATTTTCATGTTTAGTCTGGTGCAATGGACTCACTGCTAGCCAATGGAAAAGTTTCACTATAAGACTCCTTTTGCGAGCTTTCTTCTAGTATAGCCCCTGAGCTTAGCCAACGCTAAATTCACCTCAAGTATCATTTGTTCTAACATCCTGCCACATTCCTTCTCCTACATAAAATTGCATATTCTGGACATCAATAATCTCACATAAACCCTCAGCCCATTGCTGTGTCTCTTGTTTGCCTATTTCCGGTACTTTAATAACGTCACCGTGTTCATATGCTAGAATATATTGATAGTCCATGTCTATGCCTCAGTTGTCGAAGGGGTTGTAAGATTATAACGCTTAGCAAAGTTAAGATATATTTTTTTTAATCCTGCCTCTCTCTCAACAATAAATCCTTGCCAGCCAATATTAAATACACTTTGCAATGTTAATTTTTCCATGATTACTCCTTTTGTACCCTAAATTTCTGTAAAATACCGCCGGGGTTGCTAGTATCGGCAATCACAGTTGCTTCTTCATCGGGCCACTCTCCGAGTATACACACTTAGAACTCCTTTGTAAGATATTTCAGGCTTCATTTCTATGTCTTTTACATTAATTCGATTAGCTGCCTAATAGCTGAAAGCTCCAGCAATATAACCTTCGGTTGGCTTCTCTTTTTGCGTAAAAAACCCCAAGGATAGACCCTGGGGTTGTTATACTTAATTTGTTTTTAATTTTCTTCAGCTTCTTCTGCTGCAGCTTTCTCAGCAGCCTTCTTAGCACGATAGTCTTCAAGGGCCTTCTTAGCCTTTTCAGAGACTTCACGCTTCGGCTTGCCTGCAGCGAAAGCTTCCTTGATTTGGTCTTGATTATCTACAATCCATGCAGAAAGCTCTTCGTTATTTTCAGTCGCGCCCATCAGAGTGTTCTTAGCCTGGGTTGCCTTCTCTTCATCATTCATACGCTTGACCTTCGGCCAGCGGAAGCTATCAACAATCTGATCAGCATTCTCAGTAACGAAATCAGTACCTTTGATATCTGCTTCTTCGATTGCATCTAAAGCCTTTTTCAGCTTCTTACGCTCTGCAACCTTAACACGCTTTACGGTGCCTACTTCGAAGGCAGCTTCAACAGTATCTTGATTCTCTACAAGCCAATTTGACAATTCTTCATTGCCATCGGTGACTTCTGAAAGTGCATTCAAAATTTTAGGGCGGCGCTGGTATGCTACAGCCTCTGCCTTGGTTTCGAATACATTGCCGTCTACTACATATGCTTGTTGGACATCTGACATTCTGTAATTCCCTTTTCGGATTAATTAAGACGATACATAAATACCGTCATGTGGAAGACCAATTCGCAAATCACGATATTGGGTTAATGTAACTCCTCCCAGTCCTTAGCTAACTACTCCGTGGTGGAGGGTTGCCGTGTTTCGGCCCGCTCTGCTTGGAAAACTGTCACCTCGCTACCTAGCGAGCTTGCTGCGGCTGTTTTTAGCGAAAGCATGGCCTAACTCTGGCGTTTCGCCCCGCGCCCGGAGAGGGCCGCTGGGAAGTGTTTGCCGTGGATCAACTTGGTTTATATCATTCTTAGGCTAATTTATGGTTGCCGCCATAATACAATAAAATCCATATTAACCACTAATAGGTTTCAATATGGTCGTCAGGGCCTTTTGACAAGGCTTCTAAACCTTCTTCTATATCGTCATCGTCGAAATCCCCAAATGTCTTATTCAGAAGATTTTCTACTAACCCAGACCAATCATGAATTGTTTCGGTCGATTCTGACATTGCTTTATCTAACTCTACCATAAAGTTTTGAATATAAAGAAGATCAACACCCATTATTTGTTCTATAAGTGTTATTCTGTCTGCTAAGTTTAGACGATTTACTTGAATTACCATTTTTAAAATTTGGCCTACAGAGATATGCCAACCTCTTCGAATAAACTTCCTCATTCTGATAATCGAAGCGACAGGGTACAACGAGCCGGTATATACTAGACGTTTAGACATCATGCTTTCTAGAGCATTAATTGGCAAGTGTAATGCATCTGCCTTGAGGTCGTACATGCATTGCGCGTGTATATAGTCGAAATTTTCAATTATTCTCTCATAATCGCCAGTAAACCTAAAAATAAGCTGAACTTTATCACTTAAAGATATTGCATTATTAGTGATCGCACGTACTCCATAATTTTTCTCGCGTTCTGCCTTACCGCTTCTAGCTAAAAGGAAACGATCTTCTAAGCCCTCAATGCCTTTGTGGTTAGAGATTACGATTCTACTCTCATCAACGCCTTTACAATTCACGATTGAAGTATAATACGCTCGTAAGTTTACACCTTTTGCGATCGATGCATTCCTTCGCTCTAGAAAATACGAAAGGATTTTAAATGCACCTTCTTGGGTCTTAAAATAAATATCATAATCATTTATTTCATCACCCATTAGCATAGATGCAATGCTACCGCCTAATACACAAGCCTCTTTACGAAAAAGAGTACGTATCTCTTTGTTATCGTCTATTGAATCAGCTACTGCATCTAGTTTTTTCTTTAAATGTGCCTTAATTGTTTTCCTATGCATTGGCTTCATATTATGCTCCTTGTGTTTTATCTAGAGTATCTGCTTCAGTCTTGTCTTCTCTAATCTCTACAAACCTCGGTAAGAATAACGAGTACTTGTCAGAAGTTTTTGAGTCAATTACTTCGTTAAATTTTACTGTAATGATTTTGCCTAGGTAACGATTGCGATCTTCCCAAATCATCTTCCTCATAGTATCTGTAAAACCTGATACAAATACTTCAAGTAGCGCATCTTTCGATTCACATCTTATCGAACCGAATGTCTTTTTATTTTTACCTTTACCCGGCTTGAAGCCCACTATTTTTAGGTCGCAATCCTTTTCAGCTTTAAGTTTAAATTGTTGTTTAGAAGTGCCGTTTCGCCATATTGCATCAGCTTCTTTTACAATTGCTCCTTCTTTATTTGCTACTAACATTTGTTTAAAAAAATCCATTGCCTCTTCTTCGCTACTTATAATCTCATAAGGTATCAAATTAATATATCTGGAAGATTTTGCAATATCGAATAGTTTACCAAATCTAAGTATATAAGGTGTTGTATCTTCTTTCGACTTCAAAGCATGATAAGGGATCATATCCCACGCGAAGTAAACACACTTTATACCCTCAGGCGGCTCCTCTGCTTTTTTCAGTAAGCTGTTAAGGACACCATTTCCGGTTTTCCTGTCAAGTATATGCCCGTTATATGTTACAAGCATTTCGCCGTGAATTTGAAACGCAGTATTGTGACAGTGGGGTAGAAGGTCATTTGCAATATGAGAAAATGCATGCTCCGGAAAGAATTGCCCGTTACGAGATGTAAAAGTAATCCTGCCGGGATGCGCTGTAATGTTTACGAACATACCGTCTGCTTTTTCTTGAATGACGGCACCGCCCCAGTCAAAATTCTTCACATGTTTAGGTAAGCAGCATCTCATATAAAGAGTCTCGGGTAAAAATTCAGGCACTGCTTTGTTTACTAGCTTAGCCCCTATATTACACTTGAGATCTTTATCTAGGATGTCTTTGAACAGCCAAGCAGACTCTTCTGTAAGCTCAGCAATTACTCGTGTCGCTTCGTCTTTCGCTTCATTGCCGGACAATTTACCCTCAGCCATGTGCTCAAATATCTGAAGGTCGTCAAGACTTAACTCTCCGCTACCTTGTCCTGTAACGCCTAACAAGCTTTCGCTTTTTAATCTAAAGCGTATAAAAGGATTATATGCTAGATTTATAATATCTTTCATGAACTGGATTTCTAAAAAATCTTTTAGAAGTTCTACTTTCCCGTTTACAGATATTTCGTCTTCAAGTACTCTAAGTAGATAATATGCCTCGTCACTGGTTATCTCCATCCTCTTTCCTCTCTTTAGGGCTTACAAGGGGTGTATTACAGACTCTTACAAACATTGCCATGAATCCAGGAGTAAGTTCTGAGAACAACAAGTATAAGCCATAAAAGAAATTAGCTACAGGCAGGAATATTAAAATAATGCGACCTATAAGAGTACCCACTCTGACAGTAGGCATGTAAAATATCATGGATTCTCTTCTCTTTAGATCATTTTGTAATTCACGCCTAGTTTTAAGACTAGCGCCTATTAAACAAATACCAATAGGTACAAAATAAAAATACAGAACAACCCAATCTGTAGCTAATACGTTTGTAATAAATTGCATTGATTGCTTCCTTTCTACGATGTCAGTACGCGTCGATATTCAATTGCTGCACTAATGTGCGCCTCAATGAGTAGGAAATTGGGGTCCTTGCGTGAGGTCTCATACTCTTCATCAGATTCTAGCCATCGGCATCTAAAAGCCAACTGAAGTGAGGGTAGTCACCACCAAGTCATTTTTATCGGTATATATCATATCCATCGTGCCTCTGGGTTTCGTAAAAGCCCGCCATATTGACGGGCTATATGAAAGGCCATAGTGACCTCTATTTAACAGGGCATGCACCTGACGCGCATTCATCATACTGCTCAAAAGAAGCATAGTCAACTTTGGTAATGACTCTAGTATTAGCTTTAAGGCTATTATATACTTCTTCTGTGACTTCTTCGATAGGGGCTTGGTCAAACCCGTGCTCACTGTGTAATAAGAAAGAAAGTGATTTATGAAAATCATTATAATAACGTTTAAGGTAGCGTTTAATTTCTGGTATTTCTTCCTTCTTATAGTATACAGTACAGCTTACACTATTGTCAGACCACTCTGTCTGAGCTCTTCGGACTTCATTCAGCTGATCTACGGCAGACATCTCTTCTGCTAATTTTGTTCCTTTAGGGTATGCAAAAGGAAATGTTACAATAACTGTGCCATAGTCTTCTCTTCCGTCAGAATCTCTTTGGAACTCGATAGGATATCCATTTGATCTACATGTTTTTACTAGCGGATGAGTACTTGCGATACGTATCCTTCGGTACATATGCTGAGCAAATGCAGGATGGATACCGGGCGTTACTCCCGGTAGCAATGAGAGTGTTCCAGAGGGCTTAACCGTAGTAAGCTTGACGCTCTCTGGAAAGTCATTTTCAGCTGAATATGTTTTGTCGAAATCTCTTAAGTGCAAATACGCATCTGAAAGCCAGCTTCTTTGTTCTTTACTAGCTTGCAAAATCCCTGTCATCCCAATACCCATACGCATATTTTGATGCACAATCGCCTCTGTTTCAGGATGATGCGAATCCAAAGCTAATGAATGTTTATTAATTCTATATGAATACTCTAGTATATCATAAAGTTCTTCTTTTGATTCGATGTTTGGCAAGAAGATCTCGCTCAAGCAACATGTTTCATATGGAGCCAGGCCTTGCTCCGCACATGGATTATAAGCCTGTACTCCTGGATCAGTGTATTCAAACTCACCAATGCGCCCGCAACTTCTTGATAGTTCAAGATTAATAAGACCGTACGGCTCGCCTCTCCCTTCATAACCATCCCAGAAGAAATCATGAAGATCATTGATATTATTGCAGGCCACGCTGTTGTTACTCATTGCGCGCCATTTAGGGATATTAGGTAAGTCCCATCTCTTAGCAAGCAGAAACTCAACATCGTCAGGGTCGCCAATCGCTATCTGCGCAGACCTACGAACATTGCCGGCTACAATAATATGCCCGATAATATTCATAATATCCAGCGCGTCAATAGGTCGAATTTTATGACCACGCCGTTTTTCAAGGACTCTACTAATCTGTTTAATGCCCCACACTAAATCTTCAGGACCAGAAGCAACACCTCCAAAGCCTTTGATCGGGGCGCCCTTGCCTCTGATAAGCTGAGTAGAGTAAGTAAATGAACCTTTTTCTTTAGAGTGAGATAAGAAAGCAGCTTTAAGAGTTTTACCTAAAAGACGCACCCACCCTTCTCTACTATCAGGAACGATAAAATCAGCACCTGCGTTATTCCAACGCCTAGGCCCTTTAAACCATGGCTTAACTTCAGGTAGCTTATTTACGTGCTCTTTTTGTAAATTATAGCCTACACCTGAGCCCAGAGCTAACATATCCATAGCCCAGGTAAAAGGCCGTATTGGGTGATCAATTACAGTTGCAGCGCAGTTTTGTAGAGAGGCTAATCCTATTCGATCCACTGTCTTTGTACCTAGTTGCCAAAGAAAACGACCTGCAACTGAAAACTTTAAAGACATCATATATTCTTTTATTTGCCGCTCTTCGTTGATTGTAAAGCCGCAACCAAGCTGATCTTCACAAGCTAAGACAACACGATCGATTGTATCTTCAAACTCTTCAGTAGGAGAATCTTCTGGCAAATCGTCATCTAATTTACGTGAGTAGGTTCGCTTAAATGTCAAATATCCCACGCTTGACCAGGGTATCTCTTGTGTCATTTGAACTCCTTATTTCATTGGCGGTATTTCTGTTATTTCCACTTTTTTAAAACTGTCGTCGTCTTTCCTTTCTTTAAGAGTTTCACAATACTCTAATCGACCTGTATCGTATATATATTGGGTTCCGTTTACTGGACCTGTAAGACCAGTATAACGCGATTTTAAAACGCTTATTTTAATTGTATTTCTAATTTCTGCATCTTTAGCTTGCATATTCCTTGCAAAGGCTACAATATCGAAAGAGATTTGCTTGACAGAGCCACTGCCGCGTATATCATCTATAGAAGGCATATTACCTTCTTCAAAAGATTTAGATTCAGGGCCACCCGGCGTCTTCCTCAAATGAGACACAAGGCCGATCCATACTCTAGGGTGTCTTTTGACAAGTCTCAAAAGATCGTTCATGACCTTATCTTGGGCTTCATTTCCTGACAGCCTCCCTGCGCCTTCAGAAACTAATATTGTTATGTGATCGATAAAAATTCTAGTACAACCTGTAAGCACCATGTATTCTAACTTGTCTATCAAATCAGAGTCATCGACAGAACCTTGATGATCTAATATTGTAATTTTATCTTCATGGTCTATATCGTCAATTTCACCAAAAACCTTTTCAAAGCCGACCTTTAGCTCATCTAGTGGTATTTCTTCTTTCGCAGGATTTCTATGTAATACCATTCCTGCTAATTTTCTTGCAGTTTCAGCAGGTGCTTCTTCAAAAGCCAGTACACCTATTTTCTCATTAGGCACATTTAAAAAAGAAAGCATTATTTCTCTAAGTAGCGTTGATTTACCGCTACCTGTCCCGGAGATAAACAACGTTATTTCGCCGTATCGTGTACCTTTAAGTTTGTCATTTAGGCCCTTAACACACTCAGGGTACGGATGCGATTGAATATTATTGTATTCAACCAATTGATTCCATACATCTGCTTTCTTAATAATACCGCTAGGTACATAAGTGTCTGCATCGAATATAGCGTAAACTAATTCTTCAATACCATCCTTCATTAGAATTTCATTGGCATCCTTCCTGACACTACTTAGTATTTTTACCTTATCCGCGCCTAATATCTTTGCAGCATCTTTTGCAGCTTCTCGACCTGGCTCGTCATTGTCAAAGAAAATAACAATTTCATCATACGTCCTAAGCCATGTACGATTCTCAACTAAAGGCTTTAACATAGTAGCAGATGGCACGGAAACAACAGGGTACACTTTACCATCGTATTTTTCATAAAAGGCTTGGGCAACACTAAGAGCATCTATTTCGCCTTCTACAATTGTTATTCTTCTTTTACCACCATTAAACTTGACATTTTGGCCAAATAACTGATTATTCTTTTTAGAAGGTAGCCATACAAATTCTTTCGGCAATAATCTTACTTTATAGCAGTCATCGCCATAAGGATAATAATGAGCTGAGACTTTACCATCTTCTCCAAAGCTACTCTTAACACCGAACTTTTCACATATTTCTGTAGATATTTTTCTATCCTCAATTGAAGCGCTTTTAAAAGCTAACACTTCATTCATTGAAGGTAAATCGTTAAACTGCCTCTTCTCCTTATTAGGGGGTTTCATCTTCGAAACACTTGGTTGCTGAATTGCGCGTTCTGCTTCTCTTTCGCTACCAAAGATGGTCTTACAAGAAAAACAATAAGAACCACCATCAGTATATTTTCTTCTCGCATCGGATGAGCCGCATTTGACGCAAGCATATCGTTCTTTCAACAGCTCGCTCATTTAAGGCCCCTTTTTCTTCAAACGCTCTGCCTTTGTTGTATTCAAAAATAAGCCATCAATTAGTAAGACAAATCCAAAAAGAAATAAATCAGTGTCTATTTTATTTCCAAATGCAAAATCCACTAATACAAAATTCACACAAACTATACCTACAAGGGCTAGCAATGCGATAACTATATCATATACTTTCATATAAGACTCTCCTTTCCAATTAGATTACATAACCGCCTTTTGTGTCTTTCTGTAACTTTTTCATTTACAACCCAGGCAATTTTGTTAATAAGCCTATTGTACCATTCATCTGTTGTTAAAGCCTCCACTACACAAAGAGTCCAAGTCTCGGCATGGCTGAGCCCTCCAAGTGTTTTATACTCTTCTATACAATGAAACTCAAAATCAGATAAACTCCTCTCTTCTAGCATATACTTGATAGACTTTGAAGAGCTTTTATATGTTCTCCAATCCATCTCATTGCCCTTATTTTTACCTCTTGTGCTTCTATAATTCTTTTTACCTAAGTAAAATCGTTCCATGTAAGGGTCTTTGATCAAGTAGATAAAGCCTTTGAAGGCGGTCGAATCCATCTGCCGATCATATAGCCAAATACCGTTTTTAAAGACTTTACCTTTATTAACATCAGAAAACTTCATTGTTATTGCTTTTGTTGTCTTTTGTTTATTAGCAGAAGGCAATTGTCTCTCAAATTTCATCCTAAAATCTCCTTGACTACATCCCAGTGTCTTATTGTAAAATAATCATTTGGATGACTTTGGATATATAAAAGTTTACCATTTGCCATTAGGAAATTATACCAAGCTTCTTCAAAATTCTCCATATACATCGATACTACAATTTCTTGCATTTCTTCTTCATCTTTGATATCTAGCAGCATTTTATCAGCCGTCTTGGGGCCAATACCCGGTAACCCCGGAATATTGTCAGTAGGATCTCCTTGCAGCAATTGCGCATAGAAAAATTTTAAGGCTTCTAGCTCACTTATTTCTTCTATTTTTTTAGTTTTGAGATGATAGTATTTCCCGGGTATACATTTTAAATCTTTGTCTACGCTACATACAATGTAATCTTTATTAGCTTGAACGCACTGATTCCTCCAAATGCGAATAAAATCATCTGCTTCTCGGCCATGAGCTTGTATAGAGAGTCCTTCATAGGTAATTAGTCTACGAAGTTCTCTTACAAAGTCGCTAACGACTGTCTTTTTGGCTACTTTATGTCTCGGTGTCTTGTAATCGAGATAAAGTAAATCCCTGAAATTATCAGTACCTTTTACAGCCATTAGATACTCATTCACATATAATTCTTCTAAAAGATCTTTAAGGTTCTTTTTAAAAATAACCAAGGCATCAAAAAGACATTCAGCATTTTTTTCTTCTTCTATTTCTAAAGGTTTTGCATTCCCATCTTCGCCGAGTTCGATCGGTTTACTTGTATCAATGTGCTTCATTACAGCGTTATACGCTGCAAAGTATGCTAAAATATCACCATCAATTAGAGCTATTGTCACGAGACTTCTCCTCTTTAAGCGTACCTAATGTTTCCGATAATAATAAGTAGGCTTCCACTTTTTCTCTCTTATCGGAGATCTTTCTGAAAGTTTTCAAGTCTTTATAGTCTGGCATGAGACTGACATTTTCTTCTTCAAGCATCTCTATTATTGTGAATAAGTCAATTATCTCGTTTCTTACAAGTTGTATATTAGACACTGTGTAACATTCTAGATCAGGCCTTTTTGCTGTTGATGTCGTGTCTATCTCTTTTTGGTTATCTCCAAAACGTAAACACTTGCTCATCCCTTGTGCAATCTCGCTCGCTTCTTCCATAAAGAGAACTTTAAGCATTTCTACTCTAGTCATCAATGGGTCTCCTTCCAACTATTACCTATTTGGCTATCACCGTCCATTATCTCGATACCATATTCCTTAGGGCCATTCCTGAAAGCTTCTTCACCTATTTCAGCTACTCTTTCAGCGTGCTCTTTAGGTGTCATTACCTGAAACTCATCATGATAATAAAGCAAAGGAATGTATGGTATATTCTCTTCTTCGAATTTAAGCATAGAGAACATCACAGCAGTTGAACAAGTAATCTTCTCTAAGGATTGTAATAGATATACTAATAGCTTATGCCTAGAATCTACATAGATTTTATTGCCAGCTATCGATGGGATGTAGCCAAAACCTTGTTTTAGTGTAGATGAAAATATTTTATTTAAGGTCTTGATCAACTTATCAAACCCGGGTACTTCTCTTAAGAAAGCGTTTTTGAGTTTGTTTCCTTTTTCTTTATCTATTTCTTTAAACACATATAGCCAAAGCTTTGTTCCGGAGGCACCGAATAGTAGCGCATAGAAAACTCTCTTGGCAATACCCCTAGGAACAACGCCGTCTTTTAGTCCTTTTTCCATGAGAACATCTTGGCTAAACCCTAACTTATGCAAAGCATTAGTAAGCTTGTCTGCGTTATATTGGTGAATATCTTCATGAAGTAAAACTCGAATAAATTCTTTATCGCCAAGATAGTGTGCTAACCCTCTGGCCTGATTACCTTTCGAGTCACAACCTACGATACACCACCCTGGCCTTGCAACAAATAATTCACGCATCTCCGGCCCGTATGCACTATCCAGAGAAGGTACATTCACAATCACCTTATGGGTAGCTCTCATGCTAGGCGTACCGACTACATTACAACTGCCATGAAGGTTGCCTTCGGAATCTATATTTTCAAGCCAGGTATGCAATATATTATTTCTGGAACTACTTGTTAAATACTCAAGGTATAGCTTACCATCTCCCCCTAAGAACTCCAAGCTATCCTCAGTGATCTTAGGCGAGGTCGGCGTCATTACATTTCTATTGTCTATTAATTCACGCTTATAATTGTACTCAGTGGGTTCCCAATTGTTTCTATTTAAGAATATTTTAACATCTGATACTGAATTTAAGCTCAAGTCATCAACACGTACCCTACAGTAAGGGCCTTCAATTGGCCTTGACATGCTTGGATGTCCTTCACAAGGGTGTATATCAAACCAATCGGCAATTCGCGAATGGTAGAACCCCTCTTTAGTCCATTTAGGCTCTTTTGGAGGAACTTCTCCTTTAACTTTATCTACTGCGACTGTTTTCATTCCTAATTTAGGTTGTAATGCCCTTGTAGTATTCGCTATTTCTTCTTCGAGGCGGTCTCTCAGAATAAAAGCTTTTTCTACATCAAAAGGCCATCCACACAACTCTGCGCGAGCGGCCCATTCAGTAGCATAATGTTCTGCTTGAATGTATGTTCTCAGCTTAGGCCCTATATCTTTCTTAAGCATTCTGTTTAACTCATCGGCAAGCACGCGATAGACTTTCAAGTTTAAGGTAGTATCTCGCTCGCAGTAGACTAGCATTTCTTCAGAAAACCCCTCAAACTCATTAAACTCTATTTTAGGGTACCCTAGAAATTCACCCCATTCTGCTAATGAATGTCCTTTGAATCCGAATCTCCTATAGTTTAAAATCTTCGAGAGAATTAATGTGTCATGTACCTTTACATCCCTGGGTAGTTTAAAGCCTGTCAACTTTTCTAAGGCTAATAAGTCATACCCTTTAACAAAATGGCCAGCAATAATACCGGCTTCACTCAAGTCCTTTTTCCAACCCATTTCTTCTGGACGATACCTGATAATTTTTTCTGTATCAATATCTTGAAGAACAACACAATGGAGCTTTGTGCACTCTAAAAGAAACCCATCAGCTTCTATATCAAAAACATAATCACTCAT